AATATAGGCTCAATATGAAGCTCAATATGAGGCTGTAATACTGGCTCGACACTTGCCTCAACACTTGCCTCAACTTGTGGCTCTAATACTGGCTGTAAAACTGGCTCAATAATTGGCTCAACTACTGCCTCAACTACAGGCTCGACTGGTGCCTCAATAATTGGCTCAATAATTGGCTCAATAATTGGCTCAATACTTGCCTCAACTGGTGCCTCACTAACCGGCTCAACTACTGGATCAACACTTGCCTCAATAATTGGCTCAATAATTGGCTCAACTACTGTCTCAACTACTGGCTCAATACTTGCCTCAATAACCGGCTCAACACTTGCCTCAACTACTGGCTCAATACTTGCCTCAATACTTGCCTCAATAATTGGCTCAACACTTGCCTCAATAATTGGCTCAACTTGTGCCTCTAATACTGGCTCAACTACAGGCTCAACAGCTGGCTCAACTTGTGCCTCACTAACTGGCTCAACTGGTGCCTCACTAACCGGCTCAACACTTGCCTCAACTACAGGCTCAACACTTGCCTCACTAACTGGCTCAACTGGTGCCTCAACTTGTGCCTCAACACTTGCCTCAATAATTGGCTCAATAATTGGCTCAACACTTGCCTCAACTACAGGCTCAACAGCTGGCTCAACTACTGGCTGTAAAACCGGCTCAACACTTGCCTCATCTTGTATAGTAGGCGCAATTTCATTATTTGTTTCCGTCTCCATTTATAATAATTATAAATATAATAAATATTATAAACTTTATTAATTAACTAATACACAAAATATTTTATATATAACCAATTTATTTTCTAACTCTATTTATAGCATGTTGCGCTTGTGAATTATTAGAGCCGCCATAAGTCCAATCATTAAAATTTTTATTTAATGCTTGTAACTTCTTAAATCTTATGTAATCCGATCCCGCATGCACAAATTTAGTATTGCCCGAATACATAGCTATTCCATTTTGGCCACTTGTTCCATCGCCTCTAACTTGTAGTCTTGATAAATTGTTTCCGCCTATTTGATTAGCCTCTCTTCCGTAAATAATGTTTGTCGGAACGTTAGCATTAGTAATAACGTCTCCGGCATTATATGCAGTTCTAAAAGGACCTAATACATTTTTCTTATAAAGTAACGGAGAACTAGCAAGACCACTATTATACATATTACCAAAAGCACGTGACAAATATTTGCGACTTAATGCTCTATCATTACCACCATCGATTGATCCATGTAACATTGGCTGTCCAATATTTGCTTTTCCACCTAGCGAGTTTTTATCAAATATCATAATATATTATTACACTATATATTATAATTATTAAATAAAAATTAAATTAAATAAAATAAAAATAAACAAAATAAAAAAAAAAACAAAAAAAGCAAAAATATTACTAAATAAATTTATTAAAAAACAAAAAAACAACAAATATAAAAAAAAACAAAAATATTTCTAAATAATTTCTTTAAGTCATTTTTTATAAAACATTATTGCAACAAATTTACTCACACATAATTCGCGGAGCAATATTCATAGTAATTAATTCCTGAAACATAAGTTTGCAAGCATATGGCAACTCCACATATTTAAAATCATTTCTATTTCCGCATGTATTACAATAATGAATATGCTCTTTATTATTAAATGAAGCAATTAGTCCACATTTATTACATACAAATACGCTAAATGCGTCTGATGCGTCATAAATCCGCCCTTTTGTAAATCGGGATGCCCCATGCGAGATCATACAGTCCCGCTCCATTTCACCAAACCGAAGACCACCATCACGAGACCGACCTTCGGCAGGCTGACGAGTTAAATTAACCATAGGACCAATAGATCTACTATGTTGCTTATCATTTACCATATGCTTAAGTCGTTGATAGAAAGCAGGTCCAATAAATATGTTCATTGTTAATTGCTCACCGGTAAGAGCATTATACATTAATTCATTACCTTTCGATTCGTATCCTAAATCATTGAGTTTTTCAATAATATTGGAAATATCAAACTCGCCAAAACTAGTTCCATCACCAAATAGCCCCATTTCAAGTAATACTTTGCCCAACAGCGTTTCTTTTAATTGCGCAATTGTCATACGACTAGGAATAGCATGTGGATTAATAATAATATCCGGTTTTAATCCATTTGCCGTAAAAGGCATATCTTCTTCAGGAATAATATTACCAATAGTACCTTTTTGCCCGTGACGGCTTGAAAATTTATCTCCAATTACCGGCTTTCTAAAGTTACGAATACGGACTTTACAAAAATTATAACCATCGCCATTTGTTTCAATATAATTTTTATCTACGTAACTTTCCTCTTGCGTTCTATGCGAAATAGACGCATCGCTAAATTTGACATTTTTTGTAAAATCATTTTTATTTTCTTTAATAGGAATTACTTTTCCAATAATAATGTCGCGATCTTCGATTAAAGTGTTTTCTTTCATAATTCCCTGAGACGTTAACTTATCATAATTTCCAAATTTGATGTTTTTGGTTTTTGTTTTATCTGGTTTACATCTGATTTCTTCTGTACCAAATAATTTTTTATCTTCGTCTTTCTCAGTGTGATAAATTGTTGCTAAAAACAGGCCTCGGTCAATAGATCCCTTATTAAATAATAAGGAGTCTTCCTGATTGTATCCGCTATGGCTAGCAATAGCAACTATTACTTGCTGACCAGATGGAATATTGTTTAATTTGATAATATTCATAACACGCGTTTCTACAAGAGGACGCATTGGATATGTTAATACATACGCCGTCTTGTCCATGCGATTGTCATAGTTAGTTACATACATACCAATAGCCTGTTTACCCATAGCAGATTGATATGTATTACGAGGAGATTGATTGGAGTCGGGAAAAGGAATGCACGACGCTAAAACGCCGAAAATAGTACTTGGATGGATTTCACAATGACTATAATGATAAATATTATTAGAATTATTATTATCTAAATTGTATGGTTTCATGGCAATCATTGCATTATTTTGCTCACACGCGTCTACATATTCAATAATCGAATCTTCTAATTTTATTCCTACAACTAAATCATCCCAATTTAGTTCATCATCTTTAATCTTTTGAATGATTGACTTGTCATATAACACCTTATTATTTTTGATTTTTAATAAAGGACGTGTAATACGCCCCGCATCATTGCATACTCTAATTTCTTTAAGTTTGCTATTAAATATAATTGAAGTATAAATGTTGATAATACCTTTGCTTTTTTTATCCTTTAAAATAGAATAGACTTTTTCAGGATCATTTGTAAATCCGACCCATGATCCGTTAATAAACACTTTAGCGTATTCATCTAACTCTTTATATGACCCTTCATAATCGTCAATACACTGAATAATAGGTAATATATAATCATAAAGTCCTGAGCTGTTAGAATTAATTGTTATGTGTGCCAAATAAGCAAGGTTTTTGACAACACCAATCGATTGGCCTTCTGGTGTTTCAGCCGGACATAAGAAACCCCATGTCGAATTATGTAGTCGGCGCGGTGGGACTAATTTTCCACTTTTGTCAATAGGCGTATTTACACGTCTAAGATGACTTAGACTAGATAAATAGGTAAGCCTATTTAATACTTGCGCAACCCCCACCTTATTGCTATTAATTTGTTTAATACCGAAATCACCCGTAGCCAATGCACGTTTAATGCCTTGCTCAATTGTAGTGGATTTGATTATTTTATAAATGTTGGTTTTTGTAATAATATTTTCATAGTCATCATTTGACTTCCAAGATCCGCTATTTATTTCACGAATAATTTGTTTTTTCATGTCTTTGACGAGCTTATTAAAATAATTACGTAGTAAATTATTTAGCAAAGGACCGGTTAAATCAATGCGCTTATTCATATACGAGTCGCGATCGCTTTCTTGTAACCAGCCAAAGGATGTTTGCAGTAACATATTTGTCATGTATCCTAACATATATATTTTTTGCTTTTCAGTTTTGCAGTGAGGAAATATATCATTGCTTAACACTTCCATCGCAAAATCGTATTTTTTCTTTGAGCCTGTTTCTTTATCCATATTCATAGGTGTATAAATTACGTTGTTTACAATAAACCTAATAGCCAATTCTTTTGTCATATACTTATTTGCGTCAATAATAGATGCTTTGAGAGAAAGCAGCATCTTTTTCATATTTTCATTATCAATATTTAAGAGGATTAGCTCGCAAATTTCTTTATCGCTAATAATATCAAATGCTCTGAAAACTATAAATAATGGAATAGGAATTTTAATACGCGGAATTTGTAAATAAATAGCATTTCCGTACCCATTATTTCTTGATGCAATATACATAGTAATTTGTTTAGGCGAAATGCATTTCCAATCAGGAATACACTTCATTTCGGCCTTCCAAGACCATTTATTGTTATTTTTTTCAATATTAAAACAATAAATTTGATTTTCGGCAGCACGCTCTTGGCTAATGCATGTTTTCTCTGATCCATTAATAATAAAATATCCTCCTGGATCCATATAGCATTCACCTGTTTCGTTATGATCCAAATGTTTGTATTGATTTAATACACAAAGATCAGACTTTAACATGATCGGCAGCTTTCCAATATGAACGTTTTTAATTTTCTTTTGGTAATTTAAAACATTTTTATAATTTTCGCCATTGCGAACAGTATACTTAATATTTAAATCGATTGTCATTGCCGACGAATATGAAATATTACGCAGGCGGGCTTCTTGTGGAAACATAATCTTTGTAGAACCGTTATTTTCATAAATTTGAGGGCGATATATCGAAAAATTTTCAAATGTAATCTCGATTTCTAATCTATGTAAATTATGTTCTTTAATATAATCATGATCTGACGAAATAAGCAGCGGATTAAACATTTCAATTGTTTGCTGAATTTGATTATTTACAAAATAATTATATGATTCCAATTGATGCTTAACTAATTGTTTTAGATGTTTATGCTTAAAATACGATTCGATTAATATCCATGGAATTTCCGATTTAGGGATTTCCTTGTTACAAGATACATCTTTCTCACAAGATACATCTTTCTCACAAGATACATCCGATTTAGGAATAGAATTCATGATTGTTATTAATTATTATAAGTTGTAAATTATTATATCAATTTTTTATAAAATTTGGTTAATTAGTATTATTTTAAATATAAATAATATGTTAAATAATACTTTTTAAATCAATATGTCAACGTCAACACAAAAAGTATTAACAATAAATCCTGCTTTATTCATGTTTAATGGTGGGAAAAAAAGTTTAAAAAAAACTCCAAAAACTAAACCATATGTTGACAAAAACTATTCTATAAAAACTAACAAATTAAAAAAAGAATTATTGAAAAGAGTGAAAGATTATCAAAAAACCAAAGAAACAGAGACGCATGTTGAAGAGAAGTCAAAAGAAAATAATACTAGTCCACAAGAAAATAATTTATTTGATGCTAGTGCTTTTGAGAATAATGATTTTGAGCGCGAATTTAATAAATCTCTCACTTTTTTACACGAGCTTTCCAAAAAGAAAAAGGAAAAACGAGCTAAATCATTAAAGGTATCATCCAATATTGATGTTCATATTGATATCCCGAAAAATAGTAATATGTGTAATAATGTAAAAACACCAAGTCA